TCCCATGCGGTGGACGGGCGCCAATGGGATGCTCTCGCCCGGGACACCGAGGTTCCATCCGGGACGCTCATCGGCCTCGGCTTCGACGGCTCCACGAGCCACGATGCGACGGTGCTGCGAGGCTGCACCCAGGCCGGGCACTCCTTCATCGTCGGGCGCTGGAGCCGACCGACCGGCGCCGTGGAGTGGCGGGTCCCGCGCTCCGAGGTGGACCAGGCGGTGGCCGATGCCTTCGCCCGCTATCGGGTCGGCCGGATGCTCTGCGATCCACCGGGCTGGCGGACCGAGATCGAGCGCTGGTCGGAGCGGTTCGGCGAGGAGACCGTCCTGGCACTCGACACGAACAGCCCGCGCCGGATGGTGCCGGTCGTCGACCGCTGGCGCACGGCCATCGCCAACGGCACCCACACCCACGATGGTGACCCCTTCACGACCGAGCAGGTCAAGGCAACGCGGCTGCGGAAGGTCTACCTGGCCGACGGCGAGGACGACCGGACCCGCTACATGCTCGAGAAGGACGGCCACTTCGGAAACGACGCGGCGGTCGCCGACGCGCTGGCCTACGAGGCCGCCATGACGATGGCCGAGCCGGCCGATCCCGGGGCCGACTTCTTCATGCACATGGGAGCCGCTCGATGAGGATCCTGCGGCTCCCGGTGGCCTGGTGGCGCGGACTCGACCCGCCGGAGCGCGTGCTCTACCGCGCGATGGTCCTGCTCGCGGCCGGCGGCATCGTGACATGGCCACCGCTCGCCTTCTTCCTCCCGGGGACGCTCCTCGTCCTGGTGTTCTTCGGCTTCAGCTTGCGGAGGACTCGCTGATGGGCGACATCGCGACCGTGATGCGCCCGGTCGACATGCGGGCCGGCAGCTACTCGCTCCAGGACTACTACGGCTGGCTGCAGGGCCTGATGGGAAATGGGCTCGTCCAGACGTGGGAGATGAATCAGGAGCGCATCGAGGCCGACTTCCCCGGCCTGGTGACGGGGGCCTATCAGCGGAACGGCGTCGTCTTCGCCTGCCTGCAGACCCGCGCCCAGCTCTTCAGCCAGGTTCGCTTCCAGTTCCAGCAGCTGCGCGGTGGGCAGCCCGGGGACCTCTTCGGGACGCCGGAGCTCCGCATCGTCGAGAACCCCGAGCCGGGCATGCAGACCGGCGACCTCCTGAACCGGGCGATCGCCAATGCGGACCTTGCCGGCGACTGGTTCGGCGTGCGGCGTCCGGGTCCGCGCCGCGGCGACCCGCCGAGGATCAAGACCCTGCGTCCCGACTGGACCATCGTCATCATCGGCAGCCCGAACGTGGACGCCGACACGCCCGCGGACGATCCGGACGCCGAGGTCATCGGCTACCAGTACTGGCCGGGCGGGTTCCATCAGCCCACCTCGAAGCCGTGGAACTTCCTCCGGGAGGAGGTCGCGCACTTCTTCCCGGTCCCGGACCCCATCGCCAAGTACCGCGGCATGCCGCTGGTCACGGCCATCCTGCGTGACATCGCTGCCGACAGCGCGGCCTCCGCGCACAAGCTCGCCTTCTTCGAGCACGCGGCAACTCCGAACATGGTGGTCCGCTTCCCGCCCGGCGTCCCCGAATCGTCAGCGAAGGACTGGATCGACCTCTTCGAGCAGGAGCACAAGGGCGTCACGAACGCCTACAGGACGATGTACCTCGGCGCGGGAGCGGAGGCCGATGTCGTCGGTCGCGACATGCAGCAACTCGACTTCAAGGCCACCCAGGGCGCGGGCCAGACGATCATCGCCGCGGCGCTCAACGTCCACCCGACGGTGGTCGGGCTTTCCGAGGGACTCCAGGGCTCGTCGCTGAACTCCGGCAACTTCGGGGCCGCGCGTCGGCTGGTCGCCGACAAGATGCTGCGCCCGGCGTGGGGGAACTTCGCCGGGTCGCTGCAGACCATCGTCCTGCCGCCACAGGGCGGGACGCGGCTCTGGTACGACGACCGCCACGTGCCCTTCCTCGCCGAGGACGTCAAGGACGCGGCCGAGATCCTGAACCTCAACGCCCAGTCCATCCGGTCGCTCGGCGACGGCGGCTGGTTGCCCGACACCATCATCGATGCCGTGGTCTCCGGTGATCTGCGTCGCCTCCAGCACACAGGTGCCTACAGCGTCCAGCTGCAGCAGCCGGGTGCCCAGATGGCCGCCAGCGTGACCTTCTGGCCGTCGACGGCGGCGCTGCCCGGTGCCGTCATCGAGCGGGGAACCCTGCTCAATCCCGGCCATCCCATCGTCCTGGCCTATCCCAGCCTGTTCGGTCGAGCCGAAGGAGTTGCCGCATGAAAACCAAGAACGCCAACCGGGAACTGCTGATCGCCCATCTCCGCGAGGAGGTCTGGGCGCTGCCCATCCAGACGCTGTCGCTGATCTGGCGGGGCGTCATGGACTGGCCGGATATGGAGTGGGCCGCCGCCTTCGGTCGGCAGCCGAGCCCTCCGTCGCGTCAGGGCACGATCGCTCTCGTCCCAATCCACGGGATGATCGCGCAGCGGTCCTCGTTCCTCGATGAGTTCTTCGGGGTCTCCTCGCTCGACAGCACGCGGGCCGCGATCCGGGTAGCCCTGGCCGACCCGAACGTCCGCGCGATCCTCCTGGACCTGGACACGCCCGGCGGCAGCGTGTCTGGCGTCACCGAGCTTGCGGGGGAGATCCGCGATGCCCGTGGGCAGGGCAAGCCCATCATCGCCCACGCGAACACCCTGGCGGCATCCGCCGGCTACTGGTTGGCGTCGCAGGCCGACGAGGTCATCGTGAGTCCATCTGGATCCGTCGGGTCGATCGGTATCATCGCGATCCACCAGGACGTGAGTCGGGCCCTCGATGCCGAGGGCATCACCACAACGCTGATCGCGTCGGGGCAGTTCAAGACGGAGGGAAATCCCTTCGAGCCGCTGACCGACGAGGCGAAGGGCCATCTCCAGGAGCGGTCGGACGCCCACTACGCCCAGTTCGTGGCCGACGTCGCCAAGGCGCGCGGAACCACCGCTGAGAACGTCCGCTCGACCTACGGTCAGGGGCGGATCGTCATGGCCCGCCAAGCGCTGGCCGCGGGCATGGTCGATCGCGTCGAGCCCTTCGATGCGACGATCGCCAGGCTGTCCAAGGCCAACGGTGGCGCCCAGCCGGTCGAGGCACGCGCCGAAGGCGACGACGCCGACATGGCGGACCCCATGCCGTTCCACGAGCGCGTCGCCGCGCTGGCTCGCGAAAGCCAGTTCCTCGCCGATCACGGTACCGAGCGTGCCCGCCTTCGGTCGAAGGAGGGACGACGCCCATTCTCCCAGGACACCTCTGACGCGCTGCGGTCGAGCCGCGACGCCATCACCGCGCTCCTTGCCTCGGTCGAGCCGGAGTCGAGCGCCGGATCAGCACCGCCGGTCGATCCGGACCCGTCCCCGGAGGCCGCGCCTCCGACCGCCAAGCCAGTGACCCTGCGGCCCATCAGCCGCGAGGACTTCCTGGTCAAGCTGACGAAGGAGCCAGCAAGACGATGAACCCGTACCAGATGCCCGACCTGGTGGCCTGCCGCTCGGTCGAGGAGATCGCCTCCGGTATCGACTCGATGAAGGGTCGTCTGACCGAGATCCAGACCCAGTTCGGTGTCCAGCCTCTCGATGATGAGGCGAGGGCCGAGTGGGCGGCGCTCGATGAGGCGATCACGGACTTTGAGTCGGCCAAGACCGAGGCCGAGGCCCGACTCTCCAAGATCGACTCGCTCAGTCGGCGCGAGGAGAACGTTGAGCGGGTCCGCCGCTACGACGCTCCCCACGTCGTCGCGCGCAAGACACCGGACAACCTCTACGACATGCTGGAATATCGGCGCCGGACCACCTCTCAGGAGGCCATGTCCGCGCTGATGGTCGACGGCGCCAAGCGGGCGGCCGAGACGTGGGTCTTCCCGCACCCGAACGCGACCGAAAAGGGCACCGTCGAGCATATCCACCGCCTGCTCGCCATCCCGCGCTCGGAGCGCGCCGTGGAGAACGGCTGGGACTCGGCGAAGTTCGCCCAGCATCTGCTGGCGTCCGGGTCGCCCATCTACCAGCGGGCCTTCAGCAAGGTCCTTGCCGGACTGCCGATGACTCCGGACGAGCAGGCCGCGATCTCCGTGGTCGGCACCACCACCTCCGGCGGCTACATGGTCCCGGCCCAGCTCGACCCGACGATCATCCTGACGTCGGACGGGCAGGTGAACCCGCTTCGCCAGATTGCGGATGTCCGCCAGATCAACACCGGCAACGTGCTGAACTTGGTCACCTCGGCCGGGGTGAGCGCGGCATACGGCTCGGAGACGGCGGCCAGGACGCCTACCGCCCCCACGCTCGGCCAGCCATCCGTGACGGTCTACGAGGCGTCGGTCCTGATCGACTTCAGCTTCGCCGCCGGCGAGGACATCCCGAACCTCGCGGCCCAGCTGTCGCCGCTCATCCAGGACGCCAAGGACTCCCTCGAGGCGGAGAAGTTCGTCAACGGGACGGGTTCCACCCAGCCCGAGGGCGTGCTGTACGGCATCGCCTCGACCTACAACGTCGGGACGACCGGCGACGGCCTCGACCTCGAGGACTTCGGCGTGATCACCGATCGGCTTGCCGATCGGTGGGAGCCCCGCGCCTCGTGGCTCGCGCACCGCGCGATCTACACCGAGGCCGAGCGGCTTGACCGTGCGGCAGGCGGCGGGTCGGCGAACGCCTATCGACCGCTGGTGGCCGGTGCTCCTCGTGAGCTGCTCGGGTACCCGCGCTACAACAGCTCCGCCATGGAGTCCGACTTCACCACGAGCACGAACCGGATCGCCATCTTCGGCGACTTCCGGAACTACGTGATCGCGGACCGGATCGGTCTCTCGGTGGAGCTCATCCCGCACATGGTGGACTCGGACGGCAAGGTCGTCGGCCGTGGCCTCCTGGCGCGGTTCCGCAACGGCGCGGTGGTCGTCGTGGACAGCGCGTTCCGCGTGCTGACCGTCGGCGTGGTGACCACGGGCGTCTAACAGCGAGTACGGCCCCTCCCGCCGAGGTCCCCCCGGCGGGAGGGGGCACACCACAGACAGGAGACCAGATGGCAACACGAACCAAGGCCCCGACCAGCCCGACCGGCATCTTCGTCGCGCGGTCCGCCGGGGTCTTCCGGATCAAGGGCCAGCTTCATCGCTACCACGTCGGCCAGACCTTCCCCGAAGGCCATCCGCTGCTCAAGGTCAACCCTGGCGCGTTCGAGCCCGTCACCTTCGATGACGCGCCGGCGCGGGCCACCATCGTCGAGAAGGCATCGGCCTAGACCATGACCGCGCTGACGTTCCCGCTCTCGCCGGCCGAGTTCACGCTCCTGTACGCGAACTCGATGGACACGGATGCCCTCCAGCTGCTCCTGGATGCTGCCGAGGCCGAGATCGTCGAGCGTGCTGGACCCACCATCACGGATTACGTCGACCGCGTCGAGACCTTTACCCCGCGCGGCGTCCTGCTGCGCCTGTCTGAGGATGCGGCGAGCATCGAGAGCGTCATCGAGTACGCCGAGCAGGTCAGCCCTACCACCCTTGCCGCCGATGACTACGAGCTCTCGGGCGCCGGCAGGATGCTCCGCCGGCTCCTCACCGGGACGAACGGTGCCTACCAGTGGAACCCGCTGGTCAAGGTCACCTACATCCCGAAGTCCGACGATGCGACCCGGGGTCGCGTCCAGGCTGAGTTGGTCAAGCTCGCTGTCGGCTTCACGCCCAACCTTCGCTCCCAGACCATCGGTGACTGGGCGGAGGTCTACGCCACCAGCGACGTGCCCTACGGCGAGCAGCGGGAGGCCATCCTCGCCACGCTGCATCCCGGCCGGATCGTGGTGTTCTGATGGCCTTCAGTGACCGCCTCGTCCACGCGCTGGCCATCGTCACGCCCCGGGACGCCGTCTCCGGTGCCGTGGACGACTACGGGCATCCGGTGGCCGGCACGCCGGACCTCGACCTGGTCTCCGGGCTCATCCAGCCGCGGACGGCCAGGCGGACGCGCGAGGTCGCTCTCACCAACCAGGGCGGCGCGGCCATCGACGACCACACCATCTTCCTGGAGTTGGATGCGCCAGTCTCGACCACGTCCTACGTCCGCTTTGAGCCGGATGACGGCGACCGCTACGAGGTGGTCGGCATCCGGCGCTACGACTTCGGCCGGGAGCCCCATCTCGAGGTGGACTCCCGCCGGATTGTCTCCGACGCGCTGGTGACCTCGTGACCGCGCTCGTCTGCATCCCCTACTTCGGCACGGCGGAGTACGTCGAGCGCGCGGTCCGCTCCGTGCTCGCCCAGACGCACGATGACCTCGCCTGCGTCGTCATCGGCGATGGCGAGGATCCGCCCATCGGGCACATCCGGGACTCTCGGCTCGTGGTCCACAGCTACGCCACCAACCGCGGCGTCTACTTCGCGCAGGACGTGGCCATCTGGGCGTCGCCCTTCGAGTGGTACGCGCCGATGGGCTCGGATGACTGGCTCGACCCCGACCACCTGGAGCGCGCGCTGTCGCATGGTCAGGACGTGGCCTGCGGAGCCCTGTGGGCGCATGGCGACGGCCCAGGCTACTGCGGGCCCGAGAACGACGGCCACACGGCTTGCCGCGGCGTGCTCGTCAAGAAGGCGTACGAGGTGGGCATCTACCGGACGGAGACGTATCGGCGGATCGGCGGGCACAACCCCGCGGAGCGGATGGGCCAGGACTCGCTGACCCTTCGGGTGATGCGGATCGTCGGCGAGGTCAGCGCGACGAAGGTCCCGACCTACAACCGGCTCTTCCGCCAGGGGTCGCTCTCCACGCATCCCGACACGAACCGCGACGCGCCGGCCCGGATTGCCATGCGCATGCGCAACCGGGACATCGTGCTCCGCTGCATGAAGCTGCAGACGCCGGAGCGCATCCGGGCTTACCGGGACTCGCTCATCCCCGCTGTTCTCAAGGACGCGCTTGCGTTAGAGGTGGAGGCGCTGCGGGCGAAGTTCGGCGTTCAGGCGGTGGCGGCGTGATGGCGCAGTTCTCGTGCAAGTGCGTGGAGTGCGCTGGCAGGGGTGTTGCCATAGCCGGTTTCCGCCTGGTCAGTTACGCCCGGCGTGAAGTGCGGGTACTTGGCGATGTCATAGGGCAACCACGCTTCCGCCTGCCATTTCTTATTGGACTCAGCCGGATCAACCCGTTGATCAAGAGCCTCGATCTGCCGACCCTCAGGAAGTTCCTTCTCGGCGGCGATCCATGCAGCATCAAGCGATTTGTCCATAGCTCGCATTCTACATCCGGTGGCGCGGCGTGAACCACTACGTCATGACCGCCAGCTACCGGGGCCCGGATTACCCGCTCGAGGCCAACGCCCGCCGGGTCGAGCTGGCCCGCCGGATCACGGTGCCGTCGCTCGCCGCGCAGCCGCCCGGCTGGACGTGGATCGTGTACGTCCACCCCGAGGATCCGCTCCGAACGGAACGGCTGGCCGCCTTCCGGGAGGCCGGGGCTCCGGTCATCGCGGTCACGGACAACGGCGAGGCCGAGGCCGCCATCGACTGGACGGGGCCGGTCCTGACGACGCGCATCGATGACGACGACGCCTTCGCGCTGGACGCCTTCGCGCGCCTCCATGCCTCCCTTCGGACACCGCCGGCCGAGCCGACAGCTCTGATCTTCCCGATCGGCTACTTCCTCCGTGATGGTCGGGTGGCGCTCCATCGCCATCTGCGCAACGCCTGGGCTTCGGTCTACTCCCCCGGCGGCCGTCGCGAGCACATCCGCCTCCACCAGCATCAGCGCATCCCCGGCGCCTACCCGGTCTACTACCTGGACCCGGCACCGGCTTGGCTCCGGGTGAGCCACGACGCCAACGACCGACCATCGAGCCACCGCACCCACGTAACGCCAAGTCACGCGATCCGGTCCATCTTCCCGGTTGACTGGACGCTGCTCGATGGAAGCGGCCAGGTGGTTGCATGAGGGTCCTGCTGATCTCGGACGGCAACGACAACGGCGGGAACGGCTCGGCGCTGCGGAGAGCGATCAGCCGGCACACGGACTGGCAGGTGCGCCATGTCCGGCGCCGGCCGTCCTTCATCGGCTACGAGAAGGACCTCGAGTGGCCCAGGAAGACACCCGCTCCGCGCGCCTTGCTCGAGTTCTGGCGCGGGGCCGACGTCGCCATCCTGCTCGGCGGGTTCCGGGTCGCCCAGGCCCTCCCAGGGTACGACCAGAAGCCCAAGGTGATGTACCACCTCGGACAGTCTTTCCGCGACAACGCCGAGCCGTACATGGCGCGCTGCCGGTCCGAGGGCATTCCCCAACTGGTGACGACCTTCGATCTGCTCGGCTATGGCCCAGACCTCGCGTGGCTTCCGATGGTCTGCGATGTGGATCGAATGGAGCTCGAGCGTCGTGCCTACCGGCCAGGATCTCGGCCCCGGGTCATGCAGACACCGGCTGCGCGCGGGCCGAACCAGACCGACCAGTTCGTCGAGGCAATGCGCGGCGTCGAAGGCATCGACGTGGCCCTTGTCGAGGGCGTTCCCCTGGACGTGGCGCTTCGACACAAGGCGCAAGCGGACATTCTCTTCGACTCGTTCGACCCTTGGTACGGGCTCTCGGCCATCGAGGCGATGGGCATGGGCATCCCGGTCGTGGCCGGGACTGGTAGCGACGAGATCGCTGGCCGCATCCAGGAGACCCTGGGGACGATCCCCTTCATCCCAGCGACACCCGAGACCGTCCGCGAGGTGATGGAGCGTCTGGCGCGCGACCGGACGCTGCGTGAACGATTCAAGATGATCGGCCATGAGGTCGTTCAGCGCTTCCATGCCGAGGAGCGCGTCGTCGAGCGCCTGGCGCCATTCATTGGCCAGGCGAGGTCAGCGCGATGACGACGGTTCTCACGATCGGCACCTTCGCGATCCCCCACCTCGGCCACGCCGCCTTCCTGCGTCAGTGCGAGGCCTTCGGCGAGCTACAGGTCGGCGTTAACTCCGACGCCTTCGTGGAGCGGTACAAGGGCCGGCGTCCGCTGTTCGACCAGGCCGAGCGCTTGGCGCTGGTCGCGGCCCTCGGTTACGTCGTCCATCTCAACGATGGTCCTGGGGATGCCCTGATCGAGTTCGTTCGCCCGGACGTGGTGGTGATCGGGACGGACTGGGCGCGGAAGGACTATCGCGCCCAGATCAACGTCACGCAGGACTGGCTCGACGATCGTGGCATCACGATCGCGTACCTCCCGATGCGCCCGATCGGGATCAGCTCGACTGAGCTGGAGCGGAGGATCCGGCAGTGAGGGCCCTCGTGACCGGCGGCGCCGGGTTCGTCGGCTCGCACCTGGTGGACGCTCTTGTCGCTCGGGGGGACGACGTGACCTACGTTGACGCCCTGGTCGGCGGCACGGTTCACCACAACCCGGGCGCGACGTTCGTGCATGCCGACATCCTCAACTGGCCCCATAGCCTCATCGGCTTCGATGCGGTCTTCCATCTTGCCGCCTCGAAGGCGACGGTCTGCATGGCGGATCCGGAGCGCGATCTCCGGACCAACGCTCTCGGAACGCTCCGCCTCGCGACCATGGCTGCCCGGGCAGGCGCGACCTTCGTCCACGCCTCCACGGGCTCTGTCGCAGCCGCCGCGTCGTACTACGGGATCAGCAAGGGTGCCGGTGAGCAATACGTCCGCCTGGTCGGCCAGCTCGAGGGGATGCCATGGACCGCGCTGCGGTACTACCACGTGATCGGGGCGCGCCAGTCAGACGACCAGGACATCGGCGGCGTCGTGCCGATCTTCCTACGCCGGGCGAGTCTCGGCCTGGCGCTGATGGTTCATGGTACCGGCGCCCAGGTCCGGTCGTTCACCTCGGTGCATGACGTCGTGCGCGCTACCCTTCTGGTCGCCGACAAGCCACAGCGCGCCGTTCTCGACTGCGCGTCAGGCATCCGCGTCTCCATCCGCGAGCTGGCCGAGTTCATCGCGGCAGACCATGGGCTTGCGATCCTGTCTGGGCCGCGGCGACCATGGGATGTCGACGAGTTCTTCCCTAACAGCGATCGGCTCCGGGAACTGGGGATCGACTTCGATACCGACTGGCGACGGCTGATCAGGGCCATGGGCGTGGGGCAGGTGGCCGCATGAATGTCGGGATCGGCCCTCGCAACACCGCTGGCCAGGCATGGATGCTGGCCCGGGCCCTCCGATCACGCGGCATCCCGGCGGAGTCATTTGCCCCTGAGCATCACCGTCCGCCGATGGGCTGGCCGGTGGATCGGCGGGTCCCGCGCAAGCATTGGACGCTAGACGGCTGGTCGGATTACATGGCCAGCTTCTCGCATCTGATCGCGTGGAACGGCCTCTCGCCGATCCATGGCAGTTGGTTCAGCAGCGATCCCGACCCTCGGGTCGCCGTCATGTTCCGTGGCTCCGACCTTCGCCGGCCGGGGTACCACCGGCGCCTGGAGCCGTGGTCGCCGTTCGGTAAGGATCTGCTGTCGGCCAGGCTGGACAAGCGGGCCGAGGCGATGCGCCAGCGTCTGCACCGATGGGCCGGCCAGGTGTTCGTGGCCACCGTTGAGATGTGCGACTACGACTCCCGGGCCATCTGGTGTCCGATCATCGCTGACCCGGTGCCGGAGCGGCGACCGTTGCTGGAGCGCCCCAAGCCCCTGGTCCTGCACAACCCGACCAACGTGCAGATGAAGGGCACGGTGGAGCCTGACTCGGCCTACGACCTCTGGCAGCCCGGCCCGCTCTCGCGTGACGACATGCTGGCGGCCATCGCCCAGGCGGATGTGGTCGTCGGCGGACTGCGGCTCGGCGACTATGGAGGGACCGAGATCCAGGCGATGGCCGCCGGGCGCGTGGTGGTCGGCAACATCTCGAACCGCGTTCGGATGCGGATGCAGATGCCGGTGCCGATCGTGCAGGCCGACCCGCACTCCATCCGTGAGGTGCTCCAGGACATCGCCGCGTACCCGGACGACTATCGGCAGATCGCAGCAGACGGCTCGGCCTTCCATGAGCGCTTCCACAACGGTGAGGCATCCGTGGCCGCGCTCCGATCGTGGCTCCACGAACGGACGGTGACGGCATGAGCCTCCTCTACTTCGTGATCCCTGCTTTCGGACGCTACGACCTGACGGGCGTCTGCCTTGACCAGAAGCTGGACGTGGTCGATCAACTTGCCGCCCACGGGCTGGATGTTCGGTGCGTGGTCGTGGCCGACGATGCCAATCTCGAGCTGGCCCGCGAGCGCGGCATGGACACCGTCGAAGCACCCAACGTCGTGTCTGACAAGTTCAATGCGGGGATGGCGCACGCCGGAGCGAACGGCGCGGACTGGATCGTGCCCATCGGGTCGGACTCGTGGATCGACCCGTCCTACCTCCGCGGCCTCCATTCCGGCACGACGCGCACGGCCGCTGCCTACTGTCATGTGCTCCCGGACCGGATCGGCGTCGCCAAGGTGAACCGGCGCGCCGGAGTCGGGCCCTATGTCTTCGGTCGTAAGACGCTGGAGCCGTGCGGCTTCCGTCCGGCTAAGCCCGGGATGATGCGCAACGTCGACAGCGCGACGGTTCGTGGGATCGAGGCCGCGGCTGGGCCGCTCAACTGGCGTCGGTTCGACCTGCATCCACTCCAGTACGTGGGCTTTCGGGTGGCGCCCTTCATCACGCACTACGAGAACCTGATGCAGGCGCACGGCGTCCGCGAGCTGAACGATCCGTGGCGTCGGCTCGCCGAGCACTACCCGCAGGATCTTGTCGACCGGGCCCACGATGTGGTCTGCGAGGTGGTGGCGGCATGATCGACTTCCTGGCCTGGGAGCCGCAGTTCGCCGACCACCTGGCGCCCATCTACCTCGCCCTGCCGAACGACCTCCGCGGGGGCTTCATGGTCCATCGCTCGGTCGCGCAGCGAGCCGCGGAATGGGGCATCACGCCGACCGATGCCGGCGACCGCTCACGGCCCATCGTCGTGGCGTCCTATGGCGACCAGCGTCGGGCGCGGAAGCTCGGACGGCGGACGATCGCCAGGCTTGAGCATGGCGCCGGCCAGAGCTACTTCGGCGACCCGCGCTTCGGCGGGAATGCCAGCTACTCGGGTGGCCGTGACTGCCACGACGTGGGGCTCTTCCTCTGCCCCAACGAGACGTCGGCGGAGCGCTGGCACGACGCCTATCCGGCAGCCGAGGTCGCGGTGGTCGGGTGCCCGAAGCTCGACTACCTGCCGTCCAAGGACCCGCATGAGCCGCTGACGGTCGCGGTCAGCTTCCACTTCGACATCAACGTTATTCCGGAGACCCGGAGTGCCTTCCCGGCCTTCCGCGGAGTCCTCCCGGCGCTCGCCGAGCGCTTCCGCGTCATCGCGCATGCTCACCCCAAGGGCGTCGATCTGATGCTCCGGCCCTACGTCCGGATGGGCCTGGAGGTGGTGACGGACTTCGCGGAGGTGTGCCGGCGCGCGGATGTCTACTGCGTGGACAACAGCTCCACGCTCTTCGAGTTCGCCTCCACAGGCCGGCCGGTCGTGGTCCTCAACGACCCCGGCTTCCGCCGCGAGGTCCAGCACGGACTCCGCTTCTGGGATGCGGCGCACGTCGGCGTCAACGCCAACGGACCCGCCGAACTGCTGCCGGCGGTGGAGCGTGCGCTTCTCGATGCTGAGGAGCAGCAGGAGGCACGAGAGGCCGCGCTCCGTATCGTCTACGCCCATCGGAGCGGCGGTGCCGAGCGGGCAGCCCAGGCAATCATGACGTGGACCGGTCTGGGCGTGGAGGTGGCCGCCTGATGGTCCCTGACGTGCTCCCGAAGCTGCTCGTCGAGATCCGGGACGACGCCGACGTGGATGCCATCGTGGACGGCAGGGTCCGCGGCGTCGAGCCTGCGCCGGGTGACGCCGGATGGACGACAGACGGCGATGGCAACCGGACATTCAGCAACGCCTTCGTGGTGCTGGTTCAGCTCGACGCACCGCGTCTCGGGCCGCGCGTCCCGCTCCAGGCCGCCGTCATCGCCGTGCGCTGCTATGGACGAACGCACGCGGAGGCCGCGGCGCTTCGGTGGGCCGTGTCGAATGCTGTCCACAACCTGAGCCCGCGGGTCAAGGCCAACGGGCTCGGCATCTACCAATCCCGGGATGACTCAGGAGGCGAGCAACTCGTCGACCCGGACACCCAGCAGCCATATCAGCAGTTCGTCATCGGAGCGCTCGCCACCACGGTGGCGGTCGCCTAGCACCCGCACGGGCGGCCCAGGTCGACCGTCACAAGGAACCGGCCGCCACGGTGGCCGGGGACGAAAGGGGAAGAATGGAATGACGCCAGACCGCGTCCTGACCATCGAGGGTCACAAGGTCCGGGTCATCGAGCGCGCGCCGCCGATTCCGGGGACGTTGGAGGTCCTGCTCGAGGGCGGGCGGGACGGCAACGGTCGCTTCTGGGCTCCACTCCGCATCATCAGCCGCCAGCCGCTCCGCCTCGGCGGTCCCCGCCCGGAGTGCCTGCGTGAGGATCACCGGCTCGGCGAGTGGCTGGAGGGCTTCCACACGGGCTCTGACCAGACATCTCGTCATCTAGCGTTGCTGGCGTGCTCGGACTGCGGCGCCGTCCAGGTCCGCGACCGTTCTTTCGACTCCATCGACAACCTCCCCACGGGGCGCCTGCCGCTCCGGCGAAGGGACCACCTCATCGGCTGGTACTCGGGTAGCAGGCCGCGCCAGCGGGTCTACACATGATGCCCATGACCCACCACTAAGGCCGTTCGGCTCCCCTCGGCGCGAGATGCGAGTGAGCGCCGGTCAAGGGGATCTCCGTACTCGCAGGAGGTACCTACCTTGCCAGTTTCGTCAGATACACCCACGAATATCGTTGCGGGGGCCGGAGAGGTCTACCGCAACCAGCAGTCGTTCGGCGCGTCGCGCGACGCCAACGTCTTCCGAATCGAGCGCGAGCTCGTCACGCCCGAGATCAACGGCGTGAAGGGGATGCTTCAGGGCACGGACTACATCCGGCGCTCCGAGGGCATCCTCGAGACGACCGTCCTGGAAGTCAGCTCCAGCTCGCTCCCCTCGATGTGGCCCGGCTCGCAGACGGCAACCAACGGCACCGTGACCACCATCGATGAGGACGGCACGCGCCGCATCCCGACGTCCGCCTACGCGGACTGGGAGCTCCAGCTGGAGCGACTGGGCGGCGGCGAGTTCCAGTTCGAGGTGGACAACGCGCTCCACGTCGGCAACTTCGAGTCGGAGTTCGCCGATGACGGGTTCTTCGGGACCCGGCTCGAGCTTCACTCCCGGTGGGACCCGGCCGACACGGACACGTCGCCGCACCGGATCCGCGTGATGACCGTCGTCTCCTGATGGAGGTCATCCTGGCCCTCGCACTCGGGCTCACCCTCGGCTTCGTCGTCGGGGGTGCCCGGGTCACCGCGCAGGTGCGTCGTGGGCAGCTTGTCCGACGGGCAGGGGCGGCGCTTGCGCCGCTCCTGCCGGACGAGTCCCCGGTGCGCTCGCTCGGCGACATCCTCGCCGGACGGGTGCGCGTGCGCCTGGGCGGCATCACCTACGAACTGCCCGTGCTGCCGATCAATGACAACCGCCGATGGCTGGAGTCCCTGGAGGGACGCCTTGCCGCGGTCGCCGGAGCGATCGAGCAGTCCAACGCCGACCCCGAGACCATGCTCCGGCTGCTGCTCGGTGAGCATGAGGCCGCCTACGCGCTGCTCCAGTCCTACGACCAGGGCGGCGTTCTCCCCCCCGCCGACGAGATCGGCATGCTGGCGAGCGACGCGGAGATCCTGCGCGCCGTCCTGGAGGTCTGGCAGGCCGCGAACCCAAAAGCCGCCGCAAGTCTGGCGGCGTCCCGGACGCCTTCGACGCCGCCCGCGCCTACGAGTTCCTCGCAGCCGAGTACGGCTGGAGCGTCCGGGACATCCGGGGGTCTCTGACGGATGAGCAGCTGGTGGCCTATCTCGATGCAGCCCAGGAGAGGGTCGAACGCGACCAGGACGCCCGGATGGACGCCCAGGTCGAAGCTGTCCGCATCGGCTATCTCGCGGCCCGCGACAAGCGGATCCACCAGAAGTGGGTCAACCGCCGCCGTCGCCACGACCAGCAGCGCGGACTCACCGGGCAGGCCCTGGAGCACGCGATCATGAGCCTCGCGCGACAGCATCCAGAGTACGTCAGCTTCGAGGGCACAGCCTGATGGCCCGCCGGTCGCGCGTCGAGCTCAATCGCGCCGCGCTCGACGAGGTCCATGCCGCCTTCGCGGATGGCATCTTCGACCTGGCCCGGGCCATCATCCGGGTCGCCGAGAACGATGCTCCAGATGCGCCGCCATATGGCGAGGGACTCGTCGAGCGCGGCGGGGCTGCCGTCTGGGTCAAGGGTCGGAAGACCCACGAGACAACGAGCAACCCGATCGACCAGAAGGTTCGAAAGCCGCTCGGACTCGTCCTCAAGCGGTCGCCGAGCGTCATCGTCGGCGTGGCGGGCTGGGGCTTCCCCGCGCTCTTCCAGGAGTTCGGGACCGTCCACCACCGGGCGCAGCCGTTCTTCTCGCGCGCGGCCTCCGAGGTCCTCGGGTCCGAGACGCGCGTGATCCTCTCGGCCGCCATGGAGCGCCGATTGGCCGGCAAGCGCTCGCCCAGGACCGCCGGCATCCGGCGTCGCATCGTCGCAGCACGCGCTGCCAAGGCCGCAAGGAGCACCCCGTGAAGACCGGCATGATCGTCCTGCGCGGTGGACCGATGGACGGCTGGGTCGTCCGCCACGATGCGCCCGTCCTGCGCCCCGGCTGGAAGCCGCTCCCGCCGCGGCGTTCGCTCGTCGCCCGCCTGCTCCGGAGGCCGGTCCGGCGCTGGTCCGGTCGCTACGTGGTCGCCGGCCAGACCGCGGTCTGGGTCTCCGACGCCGGAGGGACGGTCGGGCCGGATCAGCCCATGATCCTTGGCGAGAACGGGCCCGAGTTCATCTCGCCGATCCGGATGCTCGTCGTCCTGATCCTGACGGGGCTCGCGCTCCACGAGGCGCTGACTGCCGGCTACCTCATCGCTCTCAACATCGGCCAGGTCTTCCTTGAGCTGCTCGCCGACGGTGGCCGCTTCCGCCAGTCGGTCGAAGAGGAGGCGCGCCGGGCCGGAGACGCCGGCGCGAAGACGCTCGGCGACCGGCTGACGGCCGGTCTCAGGAAGGCCGGCAAGAGCCTCCAGTCCGTCGGGATGACGCTGACGAAGAACGTCACGCTGCCGATCGTCGCCGCCGGCGCCGCCATCTTCTCGGTCGGGAAGAACTTCGATACCACGCTCCGCCAGATCGTCGCCTTGACCGACACCACGGCCGACGAGATCGGCGGGGTCCGAGATGCCGTCTTGTCGCTCGCGGGCGAGGTCGGGAAGGCACCACAGGAGCTGGCCGAGGGCTTCTACTTCCTGGCCTCCGCCGGCTTCGAGACGGCCGAGGCGCTGGAGGTCCTCAAGTCGACGGCCAAGGCCTCCGCCGTCGGGCTCGGCACCACGGCGGACATCTCCAAGGTCGTCGGCGCGGCGATCAACGCCTACGGAAAGGAGAACCTGACCGCCGCCGATGCGGTGGACATCCTGCTCCGGGCGGTCAAGAACGGCACCGCCGAGGCGCCCGACTTTGCCGCCGCCCTCGGCAACGTCATCGGCACGGCAGCCGTCATGGGCGCCACGTTCAGCGACGTGACCGCGGCCGTGGCCGCGCTGACCATCGCCGGCGTCGGGACCGACGAGGCGGTCACCTCGCTCAACCAGGTCCTTGTCAGCCTGCTCAAGCCGACCAACCAGGCCGAGGAAGCGCTGGACGGGATGGGCCTGTCGTCCGAGGGCCTCCGAAAGCAACTCAAGGAGAAGGGGCTCCTGTCGCTGCTCCAGACGCTGGAGGAGCGGTTCGCGGGCAACGACACGGCGGCGGCGGAGGTCTTCGGCAACGTCCGGGCCCTGCGCGGTGTGCTCCAGCTGCTGGGGCTTGACTCTGAGGAGCTGACCCGGATTTTCGAGGACACGGCCAGTGGCGCCCAGGACCTCGCCGGCGCCTTCGAGGATACCGAGGGGCCAGGCCGGGCCGCGGACCGCGCGTTCGCCCGGATCCAGACCTCGCTCATCCTGCTCTCGGACGATGTTCTGCCCATCGTGGCGGACCTGCTGGAGCGGGTCAGCGGCGCCGTCGCTGCCGTGGCCGACTGGTTCTCCAAGCTGCCGAAGGAAGTCCGAGGCGGCGTCGTCCAGTTCCTGGCCCTCGCTGCTGCTGCCGGACCCGTGCTCTGGATCGTCGGTAAGCTCACCTCCGGGCTCGGTCTGCTCTACGGGGCCTTCCGAACCGTCAACGGCGTCGCCATCTGGGCTGGTCAGGCCATCGGAACGCAGCTGGCGTCAGGCCTCTCCGGTGCCTCCACCAAGGTGGCTGCGGCAATCAATGGGCTGGCGAAGTCATCGGCGGTGCAGGGGGCGCTCTCCAAGGTCGGGTCATTCATGGGCTCCACGCTCGGCAAGTTCGTCGGTATCGGCGTGGCCGGGTTCCTCTTGCTGGAGGTCGTGAACGAATACAACCGCCAGAAGTCCGGCTTCCGGGGTCAGCTGAACCAGATTGGGGCCGATCTCGCTAGCCAGATCGCCGAAGGCTCGCGCGCCGAACTGGAGCGATCACGAGACGCGCTCCAGACCGCGATCCACGACTTGGAGGTGGCAAAGATCAGCCCATTCGGAGGGATCTCCGGGCTGCTGTCCCAGGAGTCCATCGACGATCTCAAACGGAAACTGGCCATCGTCGAAATGAATCTCGCTGCCATGCCGGCCGACGCCGCGGGAGCGATCAACTCAAGCGGTGGAGCAGTTGGGGCGGCGGCAGCGACGATCGGCGACAAGATCGAGAAGGGCTTCAAGTCCGGATCTGATGGCACCGGAGGCGCAGACGGCGCCGTGGTGTCGGTCAAGGACGCGATCGGCAACATCCTCGGTCTCCTCCGCTCTGGACGATCAGATATCCAGACGGCGGCCAGCGATGCGGCGGACGCCATCTTCGGTCCGCAGATTGCCCAAGCGAACCTGGCTGCGACCGAGCGGGAGATCGGCGAGGAGCGGCAAACCGTCGCCAGCAAGACGGCCACCCGCGAGCAGAAGGAAGACGCCCAGGCGCGGCTGAACGAGCTGAATCGCACTCGCATCGAGCAGCTGGCCATCCTTGCCGGCTACGGGGACGACGCATCCCGCGAGACGATCCTCGCGTGGGCCAGGGCGACCGTCGCCAGCAAGACGGCTTCCGTCGAGCAGATCGCAGCAGCCAGGCACGTCATCGACACCTTCGGCGACTGGCGGGATGCCGCCGAGCGTCTGCGGTTCAAGCTGGCCCAGATCGTCGGCCTGTCCCGCGCGCAGATCATCCAGAACTTCAGCAAGTCACCATCAGCGGGTGCCGGTGACATCGAGACCACCGCCAGCGGCTCCCGCTACGCCGAGGGCGGCTATCCGCCGGTCGGTCAAGCCTCGCTCGTTGGCGAAAAGGGCCCGGAACTCTTCGTGCCGAAGGTCCCCGGACTGGTACTGCCCTCAGCGCTGACGCAGGCGCTCCTGGGCGGCAGCAGCGGCGATGTCTACAACATCGGTGTCAACCTTCCGACCACCGCGCGGCCTGACCCCTTCGAAACGGCGCGCGAACTCCGCCGGATGTCCGAGATGGGGGTGCTCGCCCCCAAGAAGAAGGGCTCGTCATGAGCGTCGCTGTCATCGGCCTGACCTACGGCGGGACCGACATCCAGGACCTGGACGGAATCTACATGGAGATCATCCGCGGGCTGGCCGAGCGTCCCTCCGTCCGCGGATCGGATACCGTCGTGCCCGGGCTGGCCGGCCGCATCCGGCGCTCCCGCGTCAACGACCTGCTGACCATCGAACTCCGCGGCTGGGTCCGAGGCTCCGGGGCCGACGAGTCCGAACAGCGGTCGGACTTCGCCACCAACCGCCTGAACTTCCGAACGATCTTCAACCCGACGCTCGGCGATCAGGACCTGGTGGCGACGCTGGAGGATGGCACGACCGCGACCATCAGCGCCCAGGCCTCGGAGCGGACGATCTGGAACCAGGTGGTCCCGACCTTTGCCGAGGTCTCGGTCGAGCTGGACTCCATCGATCCGGACTGGGTCCATTCGGTGGGGAGCTGACCGTGACGAACCTCCTCACCGGGAAGACCATCGGTGTCGGCAGCTCCGGCACGACTCCAGTCTCAGGCTGCGGCACGGCCACGCCACGCAACCCGAGTCGGATCAATGACGGTGACGCGCTGACCTACTCGGACATCTGCAATGCGTTGTCTGGCGGGTCGGGGACCATCCGGGGCTACTGGACGGCCGACCTTGGGGCCGCCTACGACGTTGACCAGAGCATCGTCAACACCACGACGCAGCCCGGCGGTGGCGGGACGGGTGGCAACTTCGCCGGCCTGGGGATCGTCAGCCTCTACCACTCGGCGACGGGAACCTCGGGTCCATGGACCCTGGCTGCAACATTCGGCGGGTGGACGAGCACCCAGGACGAGATCGATCAGATCCAGTCGTTCGCCTCAATCAATGCCCGGTACTGGAAGCTCGAATGGGTCTGCTCAGGGTTCACCGGCGGCCTCCAGTACTACGTCGGCATCCAGCCGAACGACTGGCAGCTGGTGCAGGGCACCGCGGTGGCTCCGACCGCGGTCGGCTGGGATGTCTACGATGGCGGAGACCCGAACGGCGACATCCTCGACACCATCACGGAGGCATCCGAACGCAGCTTCCGGGTGGAGCTCAACGGCCCAGGCAGCGGCCGGCTGGTCATCAACCGCCATTCGGGTGAGGCAGCCGAGGCGACCTTCACGAAGGGAAACCTGGTCAAGATTCGCATCCCCGACCTGGGTGAGGACTACGTTGCCGGCTTTTTCGTCGAGTCAGGCGACTTCGAGCTGCTCTCGCCGGACGAGGAGGGCGGAGAGGAACTGACGTTCGGAGGCCGCGGGCTGCTGGCCTACCTCGACCGGGCCAGGATGTGGTTCGAGGCCTTCACGACCGGAACCGTCACCAATGACACCTGGACGGAGATCTGGGAAGCCGCCGGGATCTCGAAGCCGACCGGAACGGCCCTCTATGACTCCAATTGGCTGTGGGTCATCCATGAGACCACCCGCCGGGTCTACCGGATCAGCCAGACGGACCAGCACGTGCAGGTCCTCTCGGACCCGCTGTTCTCCGGCTATGCGGGCGGGCTCTCGATGGACCCGGCGGACTCCGCCGTCTACTGGGCGCTCGAGGCGCCGTGGCTGTCGGGATCATCGTCGAACACGAAGATCCACAAGATCCGCCAGAGCGATCACGTCATCCTCGCCACGTTCGACATGGGCTCGGCGATCAAGTTCACGTCGATCAAGGTGTCCGCGACGTGGCTGTGGGCGACTCGCTGGGACGGCTCGACCACGATCTACCGGCTCAGCAAGGCGACGGGCGCCGTCTCGAACTCCTACTCGATCAGCTACGGCGGTTCGACGCAGGTCAACCCATCGGGGATCAGCGTCAACGGGACGAGCCTCGCCTACTGGTACGACGGCACGAAGCGAGCCCTCCTCGCCGACGAGTCCGCCCCGACCACGATCACCGGGGTCCTCGATGTCACGGGGATCAGCAGCCTGGGTGGTGATTGGACCACCGAGGGTGGCAACGACTACCTCTACATGGACTCGGCCAGCGTCGGGCGAGTCTGGAAGTACCAGATCACCTCAGCGACGCCGGTCGACCCGGTCGATGGCATCTGGCGACTCGACGAGGCGTCCGCCGGCGCCGTCCTCGAGCGCGTCATCGGGGAGGCGCAGGACTATGCCCGTCCGCAGCAGCCGCTCCCCGACCTGACCCGCGCCTTCGACTTCACCAACGACTCCGACGGGTCCGCATGGTATGCGGATGCGGGCGTGGCGGAGTTCACCGCCCAGATCGGCGAGTCCGTCCTGTCGGTCGCCCTCCGACTCATCCGGTATGGGCTCACCATCCAGATGTTCCCGACCCTGGAGATCGGCGGTTACAACGGCTACGGGACCGACCGCTCGTCGGCCACGTTCGCGACCGGCAAGATCCGGTTCGAGGCCGGGGTCAACATCGCCGAGGGCCTGAAGCGCCAGATGGGCGCCAGGCGGGTCGACAGCGTCATGCTCGCCGAGGGCGAGGGGGACATCTTCGCCACCGCCACGCAGAATGACCTGGGCTACGTCCAGGAGGGATACCTGGCCACCCGACTGCAGGATGCGGACGCCCTCGAAGGCACGGCGGACGTCGAACTCACCAAGCAACGGGCGGTTTCCGAGTCGCTGCAGATCGTCGCCCCATGGGGCAATGACGAGGCGAATGGCCACTATCTCCCCTACGTCCACTACTGGGTGGGTGACACGGTCCGCATCCACACCGGCACCTCGGCCTTCGACTACAACGAGGTCGACGCTCGCATCTACGCCGTCACCATCACGGAGTTGGAGAACGGCGACTGGGAGGCGGTGCTCGACCTCGCCGAGGGACCGGTGGCCGAGACGACGGCTGGTGGCACATCCGGGGATGGCGGGAGTACGTCGGTCGGCGGGACGGCGGTCGGCTCGAGCACCTCTGCCGTCGTCACGGTGGAGGACACGGCGAACAGCGACGAGGTCCAGGCGACCCGACTCTCCAGCCCGGACTGGTCGGTCACCGAGCCGGCCAGCCGTGAGGCGCGGATCCGGATGCGCTGGCCGATCCTGTCCCTGTTGGCCGACCTCGACATCGCCGCCATCGTCGACCGGCAGGGCATCACCTGGGATGCCTCGGAGTCGAAGTGGATCCCGGGCGACGTCATCCCCCGCATCAACGCCCTCGGGTCCGTCGGGTCCACGGCCACGGCCGACCCCGCCGACGGCGAGATCGTCACCGCCACGCTGACCGAGGACTGCACGCTGACGCTGGACCCGCCAACCGGCAACTATGCCTCGCTGGTCGCGTGGGTGACGCAGGACGGCACCGGGGGCTGGGACCTGACGCTGGCGGCCGGCGGTGGCGGATCGTTCGCCTGGGACGGCGGGACGACCCCATCGCCAGACACCACGGCCGGCGTGACCGTCCGCTACATCTTCGAGACGGTGGACGGCGGGGCCAACTGGGTGGGCAACCTCGTCGGTGGGTCGGCAGCGGATGTGCAGGATGCCGGACGTTGGGAGGTCATCATGGCACCAGGGGTGACGAGTCCGCCCGATCCTGTGCAAACGCCGGACGGCGACGATTGGGTCTACGGGTGGGTGTCGGCATGAGCCGCGAGAACAGCTACGCGCCGCTCGACTCGGCCGGACAGGTACCGCTGGACCGGCTCGGTAATGCCGTCTCCCCGGACGTGCAGGTCTTTACCACCGGAACGGGGACATGGACCAAGCCCACCGGAGCGACGTTCGTCCGGGTGCAGGTCTACGGCCCCGGTGGCGCGGGTGGATCTGGTCGGCGCGGGGCGTCATCCTCGGCACGCTGCGGTGGAGGGGCGGGCGGCGGTGGTGGCTACAGCGAAGCCACGTTCCTCGCGTCCGAGTTGCCGGCCACGGTCAACGTGACGATCCCGACGCCACCGACTGGCGGGGCTGCCGTGACCGCCGACGACACCAACGGCGACAACGGCGCGTGGAACAGCATCGCCTACTTCGGGGCGTCATCTGCGGCGGCCTATGTGTCCGCCTCGTCGGGCAACCGTGGAATCGGTGGAACGACGGCAGCAGCAGTGACCGGCGGCACGGGCGGCCCAGGCGTCCTCGCTGGGGACTCCGGCGCATCCGGCACGACCTCCACTGGCACGGCCAAGACCTTCGTATCGGGTGTCCCCACGCGCGGTGGCGGCGGCGGAGCAGGGATGCTCGCCGGTGGCGACGTGGAGGCCGCCGGTGGAACTGGCTTCTGGCCGAGCATCAGCTACGCGCAGACCTCCCCGGCCAACGGCGGGGCAGTCCACACCGACGGTGGGCCCGGCGTCAGCTCCGGCTTCGGCACGGTACCCGGCGCGTCCGGCGGCGGCGGTGGCTCCAGCAACGGCGCGGTAGGCGGCAACGGCGGCGCTGGCACGGCCATCGGTGCCGGTGGTGGTGGCGGTGGAGCCTCGACCAACGGCTTCGCCTCCGGGGCTGGTGGGGATGGCGGACCGGGCGCGGTCATCGTGACGAGCTGGTAGGAGGCAACGTGCATGGCAGCCATTGACGACATCCTGATCCCAAGCCTGATCCTCGCGGAGCAGGGCAGCCCACCGGCGACACCCAGCGCAAGTCATCGTCGATTGTTTGTCGGGTCGGACGGCCTGCTCAAGTGGATCGACAGCGCCGGTGCGACCTCGCCACTTGTCACGTTGAACAAATGGGATGCCACCACGGCTCCGGATGTCGATGACGACGACTCGGCTGGCTACGCGGTCGGCTCTCGTTGGATCGATGTCACCGGGGACGCTGAGTACGTTTGCCTCGACGCCTCGACGGGGGCTGCGGTCTGGACGGAGACGACGGCGGAGGCCGCTGGGGGTCTGACGACCGACACTCTCGGCACCACCTCAGACGGCGGCAGCGACGAGACGACCGCCGGCTCGCGATGGTGGGGCAAACTGGTCACGCCGGCGAACGCCGGAATGATTACCGGCATCGGGGCGCTCATCCGCGGCACCGCGGCAGCCGTTGACTTCGGGATCTACGCCGCCATCTACGATGACAACTCCAGCGTGCCGCAGAACGTCATCGCGTTCAACTTTCCAGGCGGTGGGAACGGGACCGGCATCCGGCTCAACGCAACGGATCGCTGGCTCTGGGTCCCGATCTCCTACTATGCCGCCGCGAGCACGCCAATCTGGATCGTGTTCGGCATGGTGAACTGGGACACCAGCAACTTCACCATCGCCTACGCTGGGAGCGGATCGGACTACAACGGGCCATCAACGTCGGTTGCGGGCGACGCCTCCATTGCCTCGACGGCCCCGTCGAGCACGGCCAATGACTACTCCCTCCAAGCGAAGTTGCTCCGCTAGTGTCAATGCCTCACGTATCCTCTGGCCATCATGCGATGGTGTCTGCTAGTTGCCCTGGTGCTGGTCGTGGGTAGCCGACTCCTCCTGGCCGCAGGTGCCGGGTCCGGGTCCGGCTACACGCCGCTCAGTCACCTAGCGTCCTTCCATGCGGCGCTCGCGGGAGCAGATGCAGCGCCGGTTGACATCCTGGCAATCGGCGACAGCATCACGCTGGGGCAAGCCGCAACGTCCACCGGGGCCCGCTGGCCCGACCGCCTGGCCGCCGCCCTCGCCGCGGCCTACTCAACGACGGTGGCCACCCACTACCCTCCGGTGTGGGACTCGGGCTCGCGGCCGTTCGCCAACCCTTGGTCAACTACCGGATCGCCGACGCTGAACACCAACTTTGGGCCGGGACGGATCGCCGGGAACCTGACGACCGGGAAGACGATGAGCTATACGTTCACCGGCACCGCGTTCGACCTCTACTACGCCCAGGGTCCCTCCGGATCTGGGTTCGGGCAGTTCACCTACGAAGTCGACAGCGGCGGTACCACCAACGTGGATGCCCGCAACGCGACGCAGACGGGCTCTCGACGAATCCGCGTTACGGGGCTATCTGCGGCCTCACACACGGTCGACCTCGTCCCGGTGTCGGGATCCGTGCCCATCGAGGGGATCATCGGCTACAACGGCAACGAGTCCAGCGGGATCCATCTCTGGAACGCGGGCCACGGCGGCTACACGAGCGACGAGTTCACCGACGCCACGAAGCCGCACTGGTTGGACCTCCTCGACACGGTGGACCCCGGTCTCGTGATCATCACGCTCGGAGTCAATGATGCCTACGGTCCCGCCGTGGCCGTCGCCGATTTCAAGGCCAACCTCCAGCAGATCATCAGCGATGTGCGAGCCGGTGCCTCAGGGGACCCGCCGTTCCTGGTCCTCGGGCTCTACCAGGCGGTCGACCGTTCGACCTGGGTGGACTACATCACAGCGATGCAGGAGGTTGTCAACGAGGATGCCCACCTACCGCGGACACTGACGTTTCTCTCGCTGGTGGACGACTTCGGCGGCTACAGTGACGTGGTGGCCGGCACCAATGTCGACAGTGATCGGATCCACCCGACGAGCGCAGGCCACGAGTACATCGCCGGACTTGTGGAAGCCGGGATCACACCATAGGGGAATCCGGTAGTGCATCAGTTTGACGGGCCCTGACCCACCACCGCAAGACCAACAGCCCCTCAGCCTTCGGGCTGGGGGGCTGTTTTTGCTTCCATAACCGACATTATCGGCAGTGAACTCTTGCCGCGCAAGGGGCTTGACACGCCAGTTGCAACAGGGTAAGGTCCGCACCATGACAGTCGATGGCATCCCGACCACCTGGCGCCGGCGCCGAGTCGGCGCCGGCCTCACCCTCAGCGAGTTGGCCCGCCGATCGGGCGTCAACAAGGGCGACCTGAGCCGGATCGAACGCGGCTGGCCAGCGAGCGTGGACCAGGCGCTCGCGATCGCCCGTGTCCTCGAGGCTGCGGAGCAGCCCCCGGCCTCGCAGTGACCGGCATGCGCGCCGCCCTGGTCACCTCGCAGGCGCTCGACGCGGGCACCTTCGCCCTCGCTGCGCTGCTGCTGCCGTCGGTCCTGCTCTACGAGGTCAACCCGCTGGTCGTGGGCCTCGTCTCGGTGGTCGGAGTCGCGGGCTTCGTCGCCGTCAAGGTGGGGATCGGCCTCTTCGCCGCCTACGCCCTGGGCCGCGTCGGGCGTCCGGCGCGATGGCTCCGCGGGCTCATCGTCGTGGGGATCCTCGTGACGCTCGCGGGCGCCGTGAGCAACCTCGTGGTGGTGGCGCAGGTGGCGCGGCTCTGATGGATCAGCTGACGCTCGATCAGGCAGCCACCGCGCGGAACGTGTCGCTCCCCGGCCTGCGGGTGGGCCGCCACCTGACCATCGCCGAGCGGTACCGCGAGTGGCGCGCGACCGAGGATGGGCGCCTCGTCTTCACCGAACTCGTCAAGCGAGCCCTGCGCCTGCGCGCGGCCGGCTGGCGCCACTACGGGGCCAAGGCCATCGTGGAGTCCATCCGCTTCGACCGCTCGATTGAGCTTGGCCGCTCGGCCGGGTGGAAGTGCAACGACCACCACACCGCCCATCTGGCGCGCGAGGCGATGGACGCCGTGCCGGACCTGCGCGGGTTTTTCGAGACGCGCTCGCTGAGGGCCGAGTGATGGGCGAGATCATCGCCAGCTTCGGCGCCCTCGCGCTGGTCATCGGCGCGCTGTCGCTCGCTCTGGCCGCGATGGCAGCGGTCGGCGACTGGATCGACCGACGGAACGGAGGGACCTGGTGAGATACCGCGGCACGTGGACGACGCCCGACGGGCCGTACCCGTCCTCGCACCTGATTTCGGAGCCCGTCGGCGACGCCTATGAGGTCCTCGGCTGGCGCCTCCGCTGTGGGCGGCCGTACTACCCGGAGCACCTCGCGCCGGGCGTCTGGACACCGACCCCGGAGCCGCCGGCCACCGGGAAGACCTGTGAGAGTTGCTTGCGTCTGAGCCGGAGGGACGGCTGATGACCGTCGCCGAACGACCCCGCACGCGCCGGCCGATGCCCTGCTGCCGCTGTGGCCTGTTCCCTCGCTACGACGAGACCTTCATCTGTGCCGGCTGCTCGGCGGACCCCTCGACGCGCAGCGAGCGCGAGATGGCCGAGGCCGAGCATCCGGGCAACGTCTGGGCACAGCGGTACGCCGTCCAGCGCCTGTTCGGCTGGAAGGGCGGCTGGTCACGCAAGGAGGGAGAACGACATGGCTGAGTTTGAGATCGTCAAGCCGGAGGAGGTCCCGGCGAGGCGTGGCGGCCGGGGGCCGAGTGAGCTGGCACTGGTCCTGGAGCGTGGCGAGACCGTCTTCGTTCCCGGCTTGCGCCGCAACCCGATGCCGACACGGACCAGCTACCTCGCGGTGCGCGGCTTCGCGGTCCACTCCCGGCGGGGCGAGCGGAACGGCACCAAGGGCATCTACCTGTGGGCCGAGCGGCGAGACACCGAGGCCGTGAAGTCGGCCTGACATCGGACGGATGGTCGGCCTGGGGGAGTTGGAGGCCCCCCCGGGCCGGCCGCAACACCAAGGGAGGAAGACACGTGGCACGAGCAGACGCCATCCAGCACGCGAACCGCAACCGGCGGCGGTCGTTCGACCTGTCGCCGTGGGTTCGCCAGCGGGTCGACCTGACCGGGCTGGAGTTGCCGGCCGGCTACCACATCACCGGGTCGTACCGCTCCATGCGGGGCCGCTACAGCTTCTCGCTCTGGCGGCCAGGCCTGCGGATCGTAGACCATTGCGAGGTCCTCGACCCGCAGGCGGCGCTCGCCTCGCTGGTGGACATCGCCCACGTGGACGCGCGGGAGCGCGGGGAGGGGACATGATCGCCGCCGTGCCGGACACCATCGGCGCCGCGCTCGCGGATGCCATCGCCTACCGCCTGATGGTGCGCCGCTGGCATCGCGGGGTCGGGGCCTCGCTCCGCTGGACCGATGCCGAGCGCCAAAACATCGCCGCGCTGCGCGAGCTGCTCCGGGTCAGGAGCGCCGCCAAGCGACTGGCGAAGAGGGGGCGGCTGTGACCACCGTCAACGTCGACCCGGAGACGGGCGAGATCCTGGACATCGACGGTGACCTCCCGCCGGAGCGGGCGCCGATCGTGGTGGAGGCCCGCGGACTCGCGGTGCCCACGACGCCGGACGCGATGATCGGGCTCGCCACGCAGATGGCGACCGCGCTCAAGGACATCGTTGAGCGCCAGCGGCTCTACGCCGTCATCCAGGGCAAGAAGTACCCGCAGGTGGAGGCGTGGGCCACCATCGGGCGGATGGACAACGTCGTGGCGCGTGAGGCCGACCGTCCGGTCCGCCACGAGGACGGCTCGTTCGAGGCGTTCGTGGAGCTGATCCGCCTCTCGGATGGCATGGTGGTGGGCCGCGCGTCCGCGCTCTGCGGGACGCCAGATGACAAGCCTTGGGCCAGCCGCCCCGAGTACGCGCGCCGGAGCATGGCCGTCACCCGCGCGACGTCGCGCGGCTTCCGGCAGCAGTACTCATGGATCATGGCGCTGGCGGGGTACGAGCCGACCCCGGCCGACGAGATGCCGCACGAGCCGGAGGCGCCGAAGACCCGAGAGACGCACCGTGAGCCGGTGGGCCCGGAGCAGCACGACGGCACCGTGGCGGTTGGCAAGCCGCCCGTTGACTGCGAACTCCGCGAGACGCCGACCGGGATGGCAACGGGGTTCAGCCTCCAGCTGGAGCGCGGGCGGATGCAGGTGCTCGCCTTCGACGACCTCGCGGCCGTCCTGCAACCCAACCTCGCCGGGCTGGTGGGCCAGACGGTGACCGTGTGGGGGAAGGTGGAGGCCGTGCCCTGGGACAAGGACGGCAAGGCGATGCCGCCGTACCGGCGGATGGTGCTGGAGCGGATCCAGACCCCGGAGTGGACTCTGCCAGCCCAGGACGGGCTATCCAGCGAACAGGACCAGGCCGAGCTTGACGCAGCGGCGGAGGGCCGGTGATGGGCGACTACTTCAAGGCGGCCCGGCCTGACGGGCGCGACTTTGCCACGGGCACCGTGGACTACGGCGCGGCGCTGGAGTCCGGTGAGACCCTGCGCCACCCGTCGAAGCGCAAGACGCGCAACGACCCGAGCACCTACTTCTCCGTGAGCGTCGAGCCCGCCGACTGCACCGGCTTCATGTGGCCGTGCCGCCTGTTTCTGGTGGAGCCGGTCGGGCGAGTCACGGCGGCGGATGACCTGCCGAACAAGCGGTGCTGCTCGGCCCTGCGCGTGGTGAAGGAGCTGCCCGCGCACTTGGCCCTCGGCCCGAATGGCGAGGCCGTCGCCGCGTTCATCGAGCGCCTGCGAACCCTGACGCCGGAGCAGGTGAAGCAACTGGCTGCGGCGTGGTATGCGGCGCGGGATGCGGCGCGGGCTGCGGCGCGGGCTATCGTCGTCCGCGATCTCATCACACCAGAGCAGTACGCCGCGCTGACGCGGCCATTCGTGGACATCGGCCTCGGAGAGTGGGTGGCATGAAGCCCCTCGACCGTCCGGGCCATCCGCCCGGTCTGACGGAACACGCGCTGGCCGACGCTGGCCGAAGCTCCGAGGGCTCGGGGCCGGTGGAGCGGGTGCGCCGCCTGCCGGTGACGCTGCCCTGCGTCGGCTGCCACCACGCGCCGGTCTGCTCCATCCGCCCGGGCTTGGAGGCGCTGGTTTTCACGGCACCTGAGCCGCCCCACGGGGCCATCCACATCACCCCCACCGTCAAGGTCACCTGCGACTACGCCCGAACGAAGCGAGGCGCGGAGATCGGGGCAAAGCTCAGGGCCGGGTGGACGCCCGAGCGACGGGCCGCTCAAGCCGAGCGGCTCCGCGTCCAGCGCGAGAAGGCGAAGGACCTCTGATGGGCATGCATCGCGTTGAGTGCGACGGACGGGACGACTGCCGCTGTCCGTGCTGGTGCCACCGGCGCTGCGGGATCCGCCTCCCCTGCGTCGGCGAGCCCTGCTACCGACTGGCCGGCCATCGGTGGGACCACAAGTCGCGGTACGCGGTTGAGAACGCGCGTCATCGGCGGCAGCCGGCATGAGACACCTGCTCGGACCCTGCCGCTGCCAGGGCTGCGGCGCCTCCGTCTGGTATGACCGGGCGCTGGGCTGGTGTGATCGGTCCGGGGTCAGGCTGGTCCCGCATCGCTGTCAGGGAGCCGTGGCATGAGGATCCGCCAGGTCAAGCCGGCCTTCTGGGCAGACGCCAAGCTGGCCGAGCTGCCCGAGGCAACCCGCCTGTTCTACATCGGGCTCTGGATGCTGGCCGACGATGCCGGGTGGCTGCGCTGGAACGTGGTGGAGGCCGCGCACGAGCTGTACGGCTACGAAACACGGCGGAAGCGTGAGCAGCGGACCCAGGCCATGTACGAGGCGCTGGTAGCCGCCGAGCGAGTCCAGGCGTTCGACTGCGGGCACAGCTTCATCCCGAAGCTGACGGACCACCAGCACCTTTCCGGGTCCACCCGACGGGTCGAAACGGTCAAGAAAGAGCACCAATCCAAGTGCTTCCCGCAAACCCCCGCGCATCCCCGCGGAGACCCGCCGAGCCCCGCGCATCCCCGCTCTGGTAAGGAAAGGTTAGGTAAGGAAAGGGAACGGTCAGGTCAGGAAAGGTTAGGTAAGGGCGCGCCAGCGCGCCAAACAGAAGACGACGGAGCACGGACGTTGCCTCCGTTCGAGGACCTGGTGGCAGGGAGGAAGACGTGAAGTGCCAGGAGCCGCTGACCCGCGGCGGAACCTGCCCGAACGATGCGCTCTGGCAAGTGCGCCTCCCCTGGGACGTGCGCCAGGTCTGCCACGAGCACCTGCCGCGCTACCGGGTGAACCCCAAGGCTCAGATCACGCCGATCACGAGGCCGAAGCCGTGACCACCCTCGATGACCTCGACCTGATGGACGCCACCACCCCGGCCAACCACGGCGCGCAGCGCCGCCGGTGCAAGCACACGTTCGCCGCGACCGGCGAGTGCCTCTGGTGCGGCCATCACCGCGACGGCGCGACGGCCAGACGCGGCCGGAATAACCGCAGCCGGGGCAACCGGGACGAGCTGACCGTCGCCCGGATCCTGGGCGGCTCCAAGGTGGGCGAGCTCGGCCTGCCGTGGGACGTGGTGGTGCCCGGCTACCTCCGGGTCCAGGCCAAGAAACTGGGCCGCTGGCCGTCCATCGCCCAGGTCACCGAATGGCTGGACGCCATCCCCGCCGAGCCGGAGCTGCGGGCCGTGGCGCTGGCCGATACCCCGGGCCCGGGTGGCCGGACGCGCCGGCTGCTGGTCGTGGACCTCGAGGAGTTCGCACGATGGCATGGGAGGACACGATGACTGAACGAGACCGGCTGGCGGCGCTGCTGCCCGGCATCCTGGCAGAGATTGACGACGCCGGGAGCGTGGCCGACGACTGGATCGGCTCCCGGTACGTTGACGAGCTGGCCACCCGCCTCCTCGCCGCCGGAGTCCGGCTGGACGAACCCGCGCCGGGGCTGCGGGACGCGCTGCGTCAAGCCCTGCATGAGCGCGACTTGGCACTTCAAGCCCGAGATGCACTCTGGGATCGGCAACAGATCGCCGCCACCCCCAGCGACGCCCGCGAGCAGCCCTGCCCGTGGTGCGGAGGAAGAGCGAGCGACTTCCCCGCCCTCCGTGCCGCCACAACGCCCGAGCCGACGCCGGAGGACACGATGACTGACCGCGAACGACTGGCGGCGCTGCCCTGTGGCTGGAGGTTGCCGGGTGGTGCTCGGTGTCTCGCGCCGCGGGAGCACGTCGTCCACGGCTCCGAGCGCGTGTGGACTGGCCCGGAGCCCAACCATGAGTACGAGCCGTTTGAGCGCCGCCAGGGTGGCGAGCGTCGTGCCGGAGTCCGGCTGGACGAACCCACCCCGCCACCGGATGCGCTGCGCCGGGCCGCTGCGGACCTGTACCGCCTCGCTGTCGGCGAACACGGCCACGACGAGACGCACTCGGCGGATTGGCCGGCTTGCCTCCCGGCCCACATCGCCATGAACCGCTACAGAGACGCCCTAGCCGCCGCCCCAGCCGAGCCGCCAACGCTGGACGTGGAGCGGCTGGCACGGGCGATGGCACGGTGCGCCGAGATTGGCGGCCCTGCCAACCACACCCCCGAGATGGCTGAGGAGCATTGGCCGTCCTACGTCATGGAGGCGACCGAATACGCGCGCGAGTACGGCGGAATGCCAGTGGCGCTTGATGTGGGACGGTTGGCGCTGGCGCTTGATCGGGTTCCGTTCGACTCTGAAATGACCCAGCACGATCTTGCCGCGTTCATCGCCGACGAGTACGCCCGCCTCGCCTCGGAGCGACGGTCGGAGCCGAGGAAGTGAGCACGCACGCACTGGAGTTCAAGCGCGACGAGAACGGGCGGCCGCTCTGGCACAACCCGCTCCCGAACCATGACTTCGATCCGACCCGACCGTACCAGCCGAACAACAGCCCGTTCTCGACCTGCCAACTCTGCGGGGAGCCGTGGCCGTGTCCGGGTGTCATCGAACAGATGCAGCCGGTTGCGGTAACGGGCATCTGGCTTCGCAACGGCCAACAGGAAGACGAGATCGAGGTGCTTGCCGAGATGGACGGCGTGTGGCGCACCGTCATTGTCGAGACGATGGGCGGCCTGCTGAGCCACATCGTGGAGCCGCAGGGAATGAGGCACGGCCGCCTCGCCTCGGAGCCCCGGCCATGACCCGCATCGCCTTCGCCCTCGCCGCACTGGCCGCCCTCGCCCTCGGCTGGCTGGCACGACGGCACCGGGAGCCGCCTAGCCGATGGTGGCTGCTGTGGAGCCTCTACGGGTTGCCGCGGTGCAGCATGAACCCCGACGCCGCCCTAGCAGGCGGTCCCTACGTCCACCACTGCTCACAGATCATCTGGCCGTGGCAGGAACGAAGGCTGCATGACGGCGTTCCGATCCATCTCGCTTGCCTCTACGACCCTGACGACAGCGTGCAGGGCGACAGCGGGCTGGTGGAGCGGCTGCGGTGAGCACGCGCGTTTACCTCGTCTCGCTGGCAAGGAGGACACGCCGATGACCGCCCTCCTCTGGCGACTGCTCTACAGCCCCCTGGGCCAGCGCCTGCACCGTGCGATCAGACCCGACGGCCACCGTGGCGACTGCCCGATCTGCCGCTGGGCATGGCGGCACGTCCGATGACCCTCCAGACGATCCCCCTCGCCTTCTGGGCCGAGTCCCGCGAGGATGCCGAACGGCTGGTGCTGCGATGAGCGCGGGTACCCGGGCCCCGTTGGCCGAAGCCGCCGTCGCCGCTCGGTCATTGGTGGTCCGGCTGGCCGACGCCTGCGAGCGCATCTACGTTGCGGGCAGCATCCGGCGCGGCAAGGCGGACGTCGGCGACATCGAGCTGGTGGCCGTGCCTCGTTTCGCCGAAGTCCCTGATGGCATGTTTGAGACACGGCTGGCCAATCTGCTGACGGAGCGCGTGGACTCGCTGCTCCAGGCTGGCGTCCTCGGCCCGCACCCGACCGACCCTAAGCGCGGCGAGAAGTACTCCAAGCTGGTCCACCTGCCGAGCGGGCTCCAGGTCGACCTGTTCTCGGCCCGGCCCGAGACGTTCGGGATCATCTACCTGATCCGGACCGGCCCGGCGGACTACTCCCAGCGGTTCGTCACGGACCTCCACAAGCGCGGCCTGCACGTTGCCGGGGGCGAGTTGCACCTCGGTGGCCTGGGCTGCGTCATTCAGGGTTGCGAGGTCGTCCCGGCGCCCGAGGAGGCCGACGTTTACGCGGCGGCCGGCTGGCCGTTCATCTGGCCGGCGGACCGGGCGTGACGTGGCGCACGCCGCCGGAGCAGGAGGGGCTGGGGCTGGAGCACCAATGAGAGGGAGGGGCAGATGGACTACGGGGCGTTTCTGGATCGGAAGACGCAGTGGGACGGCGACAGCGGCTTTGCGCCGTTGTGGATGCCGGACTTCCTGTTCGACTTCCAGGCTGCCATGACGGAGTGGGCCATTCGCAAGGGCCGGGCCGCCCTGTTCGCGGACTGCGGACTTGGCAAGACGCCGATGCAACTGGTCTGGGCCGAGAACGTGGTTCGTCACACCAATCGTCCGGTCCTGATCGTGACACCGCTGGCTGTGTCATGGCAGACGGTCGAGGAGGCCGCCAAGTTCGGCCTGGAGGCGGTCTACTCCAAGGACGGCAAGCCGCACGGCGACTTGACCGTCACCAACTACGACCGTCTGCACCTGTTCGACCGCGACGATTACGCCGGGATCGTGTGTGACGAGTCGAGTGCCATCAAGAGCTTCGCCGGCGTGCATCGCCAGCTGGTGACCGACTTCGCCCGGAAGATGCAGTACCGGCTGCTCTGCACGGCGACCGCCGCGCCGAACGACTACATCGAACTCGGCACGTCAAGCGAGGCGCTGGGCTACCTCGGCCACATGGACATGCTCTCTAGGTGGTTCAAGGATGAGGGCAACGCTGTTCGATTGCGACGCCCCGGCCGATGGAACACGGAACGCGAAGACGACGGGAGGCTCAAGCAGAAGGGATGGCGGTTCAAGGGCCACGCCGAGGATCCGTTCTGGCGCTGGGTCTGCTCGTGGGCTCGGGCAGCTCGCCGCCCGTCCGACATGGGCTTCGATGATGATGGCTTCGTGCTGCCACCCCTGAGCCATCGGCTGCACGTCGTGGAGGCCCGGCGCAAGCCCGAGGGGACGCTGTTCGACTTTCCGGCCCTGGGGCTCCAAGAGGAGAGGGAAGAGCAGAGACGGACGATCGCCGAGCGATGCGAACAGGTGGCCGGGCTGGTCACGACGGACGACTCAGCGGTCGCGTGGTGCCATCTCAACGCCGAGGGGGACCTGCTGGCGCGGCTGATCCCGGACGCCGTGCAGGTCAAGGGCGGGGACAGCGTCGATGCCAAAGAGGAGGCGTTCCACGCCTTCTCCAAGGGGGAGGTGCGAGTGCTGGTTACAAAGCCGAAGATCGGCGCCTGGGGCCTGAACTGGCAGCATTGCGCACACATGACCTTCTTCCCCAGCCATTCCTACGAGCAGTACTACCAAGCCGTGCGGCGATCATGGCGGTTCGGCCAGAAGCGTCCGGTGACGGTGGACATCGTGGCGACGGAGGGCGGGCGCAACGCGCTTGACAATCTCCAACGGAAGGCCGACCAGGCGGACAAGATGTTCGACCGATTGGTCGCGCACATGAACGAGGCGCTGGCCGTGGCCCGGTCGGTTGACCACACGAAGCAGATGGGAGTCCCGGCATGGCTGTGATCGACCAGCTCATCACCGATCGATACGCAATCTACAGCGGCGACTGCATGGAGGTCATGCCCGGACTGCCGGATGGGTCGATCCATCTGTCGATCTATTCGCCGCCGTTCGCCGGCCTGTACATCTACTCGTCGTCCGAGCGCGACCTGTCCAACTCGGGCGGCTACGATGAGTTCATGGCGCATTACGAGTACGTGGTGGCCGAGTTGCACCGGCTCACGATGCCCGGACGGGTGTCGGCGGTCCACTGCATGGACGTGCCGAACTCCAACACCGGCAAGGGCGACTCGCTGCGCGACTTCCCGGGTGACATCATCAGGATGCACAACCGGCTTGGCTGGGACTACGTTGCCCGCTACCACGTCTGGAAGGAGCCGCTGACCGTCCGCAACCGGACGATGACCAAGGCGCTCGCGCATAAGACCATCGTTGACGACTCGTCCCGCTGCCAGGCGGCCGGCGCGGACTATCTGCTCATGTTCCGCAAGCGCGGCGAGAACCCGGTGCCGATCGCGCATCCCCATGGCCTGGACGAGTATGCCGGCGCGCGCCAGATCCCCCACGAGCTGCTCAGGTACCGCAGCTGGGCCGGCAACCAGATCGAGAACCGGTATTCGCATTGGATCTGGAGACAGTACGCTTCAGCCTTCTGGGATGATGTCCGGCTGGACCGCGTTCTGCCGTTCAGGCAGTCGCGCGACGAGGAGGATGAGAGGCACGTCCATCCGCTCCAGCTGGACGTGATCGATCGGGCGCTCGTCCTGTGGAGCAACCCGGGCGAGAACGTCCTGACGCCGTTCATGGGCGTCGGCTCCGAGGTGTACGCGGCCGTCAAGGCTGGCCGGCGCGGCATCGGCGTGGAGCTGAAGCCGTCGTACTACCGGCAGTCGGTCAAGAACCTCGCCAGCCTGGATGACGACTCGGGCGAGCAGGTGACGCTCGGTGAACTGCTGGACGATCCGATCGAGGCTGGGGCCGGATTGGCATGAGCCCCGCCGTGCAGCGCGCGCTCCAGGTCCGCTCCGAGGTGGACACGGACGCCGAGGCGGCCCAGCGGCTGAGCATCTCCATCCACACCATCCGCGCCTACCTCAAGTCTGCGCGGGAGTTCTACGGGGTCCACTCGACCCAGAGGGCCATCAGGCTGTTCAGGGTGCGCCGGGCCTAGGCGCCGATACCTAGAGACGAAGGCGCCGAAACCCCAACATCTAGGGTTCCCACCCGGCGAAACCTGTGGTTTGCTGGGAACCGTGCTGGATTCTGTCACGGCCCGGTCTGCCCTCGCCCCTGCCCCTCCCTCGGGGCGAGGGGGCCGGCAAGTCTACTGGCAAGCTGCAGTTTTCCCGAGCTTGCCCGGCCGCCGGGGAGCCGTGCAATCCCCGGCCATCCACCCAGCGCGGTGCATCGCCGATGGCGATTAGGTGGGCGGCTGGGATGACCCGAAACACGTCACGCTCACTGAGCGCGTGGCCCGGCTGGAAGTCAGGGTCGAGACCCTTGGGCGCAGCGTGGACGACCTGACGACCATCGCCAGCCGACTTGACCGTCGGCTCACCGCGCTGGACATCACCATTGCGCGCTGGTCGGCCGCTGTCGCCGCAGTCGTGGTGGCCGGCACCATCGTTGGTCCCGTGATCGGTCCGGCGATCGCCAGCCTCCTGGGGCTGCCGAAATGAGCGACGCAGTGCTGGTCGCGGTGATCGCCGCCGTCGGCCTGACGGTCAACGCCGTCATCGGTGCCCTGGCGTATCGGGCGGCGCGCGAGACACATCTTTCTGTCAACAGCCGGATGGACCAGCTCCTGCGGGTGGCCAGAGCCGCGGCGCGGGCCGAGGGTGAGCAGGCGCAGCGCGACCGGCAGGACGAGACGAAGTGATGGCCGGACAGCAGACCCGCTGGAACGCGCTCGCCGCGCAGCAGACCGCCATCGAGGTCTACCGGGCCCTCGCCGCCGAGCATCGCACGGAGGCCCAGCGGTGCAACCGCGCCGGGATGCTCCGGGACGAGATCCGCCACTGGGAGGCCGCGGCCATCGCCAGTCAGGCCGCCGACCGCGAAGGGCGCCCCGATGAGGGCCGGGAGTGGCAGTCGTGACCGGCGGCCTTTACCTGAACTCCCATCGCTCGCAGTACGGCGCCGACCGGACCGCCATCACGCGGTCCTCCGGCTGCACCTGGACCAGCGCGGCCAATGGGGCGGACGCCGCGACTGGCGGCCTGGTCGCCCTCAGCCCGGACGAGGTCCACGCTCTCGTGGCCAACCACGAAGAGACAAATCCGGTGACCCCCGGCTGGTCCCTGTCCGACGTCGACCTCGCCATGGCGCGGCTCAAGGTGCCCTTCGAGATCCGCAGCGGGCGCGGATGGGCTGCGGTGGAGGCGGCCCTCGAGGCGGACTGCGGCGTGATCCTCCAGGGCGACTCTGACCGGTTCTCCGATGCCACCTGCTCCGGCGCCTTCGACGGCGACCACGCCATCTTCGTCCACCCCGATCGCGATGCTGCCGGACGCCAGCGGATCGCCGATCCCATCTGCCTGGCCGCCCGGTACGAGTCGCGCATGATCCTTCGGCTCTATTCCGAGAAGCTGAGCCCCGGCGTGCTCTTCGGCGTGTTCACCACCAGGGTCCCAGGAGGAGACGAGATGCCCGACATCGCGCCGAAGTTCGAGCGCGCCACGCTCGACGGTGGAGCACAGGTGACGACGCTCGGCGCTCCGCTCAAGGCGGACGGCACCGTGGACTTCTCGCGGCGCCTCGCCCTCGTCGGCGACCGCCTGACGCTGATCGACCGCACCCGGCTCACCAACATCACCGGAGACCAGGACGCGGCGCTCCGCGCGGCGCTGGCCGGCTACGCCCTGCCGAGCGAGGCGCCGTCGTCGGGCATCCTGGCCGTGATCGACGCCGCGCTCGCGGCGCAGGACGCGCGGATCGATGCGGTGCAGCGGGAGATCGCCGGCAAGCCCCTCCCGTCCGGGCCCGGCCTGGTCCACCCGAAGCTGGCCGAGGCATACGCGCAGCGCGCCGCCCTGGCCGCGCTGCGGAGATCCGTCGCGTGATCGACCAGACGCTCCTGACGCTGGTCCTGGGCAGCCTGATCGCCCCGCTGGTCCTGGCGATGGTGCCGCGCATCCTCGAGCAGCGCCGGGAGGATCGCCGGGAGCTGCGCGACTTCCTGGACCAAGCGGCGGACCTGGCCGTGGTGAGCGTCGAGCAGGAGTACGCGCAGGACCCCTATCGCGCCACCCCCGAGGGCAAGCAGCGCCGGCGCCAGGCGGCAGTCCTGCGCTTCAAGTCGTTTGCCCGGACGCGGAACCGGAAGCTCGATGCCGCAGTAGCAGCCGCCTACGTCGAGGCGGCCGTGTACAAGCGCCGCGCCGGCCTCGATGGCCGGGAGGCGTTCTCCGCGCCACCTTTCCAACCATCGGCCCTGACGGTGAACACCGGCACATCTGAATTCAGAGGAGACACACCATGACCGTCTCGGATCTGTTGCGAACTTGGAACAAGCGCGATGCGAGATATGCCTTGCGTCGTGAGCCCATCACCGAGAAGGAAATCGGCGCCCTGATCGCCTGGCGACGACGAGAGGTTGGTGACTTGCGGGACCGAAGTGATCAGCGGTACGCGGCGCGCTTCCTGGAATGTCGTTCCTTCGTCCTCCGCAGCAAGGTGGCTTGACCATGAAGACCGAACCCGCGATTTTTATCGGCGCCATCGCCAGCATCCTCGTAGCCGTGGCCCAGCAAGTCCTGGAGTCGGGGATCGTGACCAGCGACGGCGTCCTCAACGTGCTCGCCGTGGTCATCAGCATCGTGCCGCTGATCGCCGCGGCCATCATCCGCCAGTTCGTGAGCCCGTCGCTGTGATCCCGCATCGGGAGAACGGCTACTCGTTCGAGCCCGGGACGCTGGTGGTCCACGAGCGCTACCAGGACCACTCCCCAGAGGCCGTCCGCACTCGCTCCATCATCGGGATCGTCAACACCGAAGTCCGCACGGGGACGAAGGCCACCCCGTGCGAGGTCTGCTTCCCGGCGCCCAAGAAGCCAGGGCGGGTCCAGCGGTGGGCACCGGCACCCAGCAGAGATGCGGGCCAGTCAACAACGGGGCCCGTCAGCGCGGCCGAGTCGCCCGCTCGCGAGGCGATCAACTCCAAGGATCAGCCTGGGCAGGAGAGCGATGCGCCGGACCTGTCTTGACTGCGGGGCCATCACAACGGGGACCCGGTGCTCGAGATGCCAGGCCGCCTACCGAGCGCCGTACCACGCCGCGGAATATCTCCACGCGGCGCGCTCATTCAAGGGGCGGGCATGTGAGGTGGGCCTCCCCGGTTGCACGAAGGTTGCCACCACCGTGGATCACGTGATCCCCAAGGCGAGGGGTGGCGGGCGCGGTCCCCTTCGTCCTGCCTGCGCGCACTGCAACTACAGCCTGCAGGACCGGGCAGGGCGGGTGGCCCATGGGGAGGGGGAGGGGTCAACACGTGTTTCGCACGGGGAGAGCAGGGACCGGCGCCCACTCTTCGCGATGTCTACGGATCTGGGGATTCGGGGGATTCGCTGAAATGGCCGGTACCGGGCGCCCTCCGAAGCAGGATCGCCGGCGTGCCAATGCTCCGGTCCGCGGCGAGTGGAAGCCGACTCCCGGAATGGGCTGGCAGCATGGTCCGATCCCTGAGTGCCCTGATGGCCTGATGGTGACCTCGCGAGAGGCCTGGCAGGTCTGGATGCGGTCGTGGTTCGCGGCCCACTGGACCCAGGATGATCTGCCCATCCTGCGACAGGTGATCCGGCTCTTCGACAAGGTTGAGCGCAACGATGCCTCATCTGCCGAACTGACCCAGTACCGGCAGTTGCTCGATAGCTACGGCATCACCCCGAAGGGCCAGCAGGACCGGCGCTGGACACCGCCCAAGGCTGACGCACCCGCCCCGGCGAAGGCGACCGCAACGAAGTCCAAGTACGCCCACCTGAAGGTCGTCAACGGATGACGGCCGCTGTGTTGGCTCCCGCTCCGCGTCGCCGAGTTGCCAGGCAGGGCTGGCGTGGGCCGCGCTACGAGGGAGAGCTGCCGACGCTCGGCTATGGCGTGCTCGACTGGATGACGACCTACCTGCCATCGCCCCGGAACGACTCCAAGCCCTTCGAGCCGACCGTCGAGCAGGCGCAGAAGATCCTCCTCTGGTATGCGATCCACCCGGTGACCGGCGAGTTCATCTACCGCCGCTGGCTGCAGATGCGCGCGAAGGGCTGGGGCAAGGCTCTCGCAGTCGACACGCCAATCCCCACGCCCGAGGGCTGGGCCACGATGGGTGGGCTTCGCGTCGGAGACTTCGTCTTCGACGAGCGCGGCGTTCCCGTTCGCGTCACCCGCGCAACTCCGATCTGGTTCGGTGAGGATTGCTGGCGGGTTCGGTTTTCGGACGGCGCCGAGATCGTCGCGTCCGGGGACCACCTCTGGACCGTGGATGTCCTGAGCCGCGGCTACCAGTCGGCGACCATGACGACCCGCCGCATGGTGGATCTCGTCACGACCCGCGCGGATGGGGCCCGGAACCTGCGGATCCCAATGCAGCGTCCCCTTGAGCTGCCTGATACTGACCTTCCGCTCGACCCCTACGTTCTCGGGGCATGGCTGGGCGATGGGGAGCGAGCTGGAGCCCGGATCACATCGGCCGACGAGCCGGTGATCGACCAGATCAGGACGGCAGGGTTCGACGTCCATGCAGTGTCAGGCTCCTATCGATGGGCGGTGCGTGGCCTGGCAGCTCCGTTGCGAGCCGCAGCCGTATTCTCACGCAAGCACATCCCCGCTGCCTACCTACGCGCCAGTCGGATGCAGCGGCTCGCCCTCCTCCAGGGCTTGATGGATACCGATGGGACAGCCGCCGCCGATACGGCAGCGTGCGAGTACACCACCACATCCCCCGCCCTCGCAGCTGGCGTCGCCGAGCTCTTGGCGTCGCTCGGCATCCGGGCGGCAGTGAGGCGCGCCAACGCCACGCTCAACGGGCGGATCATTGGCCCGAAATGGCGGCTGCGCTTTACCGTCCACGACGATCAGCCGGTATTCCGACTCGACCGCAAGTTGGCCCGGCTCCGGGCTGCCGGACCGGCCCGAAATCTCCACGCGACGCGGCAGATCGTCGCGATCGAGCAAACCGCCAGCGTGCTGACGCGCTGCATCACGGTCGACGCGCCTTCGGGGCTGTTCCTGGCTGGAGCGCAGATGGTTCCGACTCACAACAGTCCAATGGTCGGCGCCATCCAGCTCGCGGAACTCGGGGCGAACGGCGAGCAGGACTCGGCCCCGGTTGTCTTCGCAGGCTGGGATGCCAATGGTGAGCCGGTCGGTCGACCGTGGGGCACGGGGGGCCTTCCGCCGGCTTGGATCCAGATTGCGGCCGTCTCCGAGGACCAGACCGACAATACCTACTCCGCGCTCTACCAGATGCTCGTGGCGAACGAGCATCGCGCCGCGAAGGCGCTGGGCATCGATGACGGACGGACTCGGCTCTTCCTCCGTGGGCGCCCGGGCAAGCTCGAGCCGGTCACGGCCTCCAGCGGGTCGCGTGAGGGGCAGCCGGTCACCTCCGCCGTGCTCGACGAGACGCACCTCTACATCTCTCGCAACGGTGGCGTGAAACTCGCGCGGACCATCCGTCGCAACGCCGCCAAGATGAACGGCCGGACCATCGAGACCTCGAACGCCCCGAGCGTCGGCGAGCAGTCCATCGCCGAGTCATCGCTGAAGGCGGCGCAGGGTGGCGCCCCCGGTGTCCTGCTCGATGCAGCGCGGCCCGCCATCGACCCAGATCCACGCTGGGAAGACGAGCAGCTGCTCGTGGCCCTCCGCGAAGCGTACGGTGACTCGTGGTGGGTGGACCTGTCCCGCCTGCTGCGGGACATCCGGGATCCGGACACGCCGTGGGAGGATTCCCTCCGCTTCTTCTTCAACATCCCGACCTCCGGCAGCTCCCATGCGGTGGACGGGCGCCAATGGGATGCTCTCGCCCGGGACACCGAGGTTCCATCCGGGACGCTCATCGGCCTCGGCTTCGACGGCTCCACGAGCCACGATGCGACGGTGCTGCGAGGCTGCAAACTGCAGCTTGCCAGTAGACTTGCCGGCCCCCTCGCCCCGAGGGAGGGGCAGGGGCGAGGGCAGACCGGG